GCAATGGTGGCTTATAGGGTTGCATGGTGGATTACAAAACATCCTGATGTCACAGTGCTATATGTATCTGCGACAGCTAACCTAGCGGAAAAACAGCTAAAGTTTATTAAAGACATTCTCACTTGTGATACATATAAGTTTTATTGGCCTGAAATGGTCAATGAGCAAGAAGGACGTAGGGAAAAATGGACTGAAAGTGAAATAGCGGTAGATCACCCAAAGCGTAAGCAAGAAGGCGTACGTGACCCTACCATTAAAACTGCTGGCATAGGCACTAACGTCACTGGTATGCACTGTCTTGTAGCTGTTTTGGATGACGTTGTAGTTCCAGACAACGCTTACACTGAAAAGGGACGTGAGGACGTAAGAGCCTATTATTCGCAATTGTCATCCATTGAATCAACAGGGGCTAAGGAATGGGTTGTAGGTACTCGTTACCATCCTGCTGACTTGTACAAAGATTTAATGGAAATGACGGAAACCTATTTTAGTGAAGAAAAAGATGAAGATGTAGAAACAGAAGTCTATGAGACTTTTGAAAAGGTAGTAGAGATTGACGGTGAATTTCTATGGCCTAAGCAACGTAGAGCAGATGGGCGCACGTTTGGCTTTGACGAAAAAGAGTTAGCTCGTAAGAAAGCAAAGTATCTCGACATTACACAATTCTTTGCCCAATACTACAATAATCCTAATGCGTCAGAAAACGCCATTATTGATCGTAGCAGGTTTAACTATTACGAACGAGAATCAGTAAGCAATGTAAGCGGCGCATGGTACATAGGCGATAAACTCATTAGCGTATTTGCAGCAATGGACTTTGCTTATACGATTAACACTGCCTCTGATTACACGGTTATTTTAATTTTAGGTGTAGATGAAGAAAACTATTTGTATGTCTTAGACATTGAACGATTTAAGACTAATAAAATTAGTGTTATGTACGACAAAGTGGAACGACTGTATAGAAAATGGCGTTTTAGAAAAATTAGATGTGAAGTGTCTGGGATGCAGAAAATTATTGTTTCTCAGTTTAAGGATTACATGAGAAGTCAAAACATTGTCTTTTCTATTGACGAATACACACCTCCACGTGGAGTAAAGAAAGAAGAACGTATTGCAGCCGTACTTGAGCCACGTTACCAACATGGGCTTATTTTTCATTATAAAGGCGGCTATTGTTCGCTACTTGAGGAAGAACTAATTATGAATCATCCTGAGCATGACGACATTAAAGATGCGTTAGCCTCATGTATAGGAATAGCTAAAGCACCTGTTGTGTCGCGCAGAACAAAAGATAATGGGAATGTCATTCAGTTTAATTCTCGCTTTGGCGGGGTAAGGTTCAAATGAATAATAACATTGATGTTGTGTCATTAGACAAAGACCATTTAGCCACTAAAATTTCAGATATGTGGCAAAGGTGGGACACTGCCAGGGTTGACTGGAAAGCCGACAAACAAGAGCTACGGCAATACTTGTTTGCTACGGATACCCGTAAAACCACTAATGGCAGTGTAACTAATTGGAATAACTCTACTGTTTCGCCAAAGCTAACGCAGATTAGAGACAATTTACACGCTAATTACATGGCGGCTTTGTTTCCGTCAGAGAATTGGTTTTTCTGGCAGTCAGACGATAAATCCTCAGCTTCTATGGCTAAACGTGAAGCCATCGAAGCCTATATGCGTAAAAAGCTAAAGGAAGATCGTTTTGACCTTTTAATTGAACAACTTGTACTGGACTACATCGACTATGGCAATGTTATCGTTACTTATGATTTTGTACGGGATATTTTTTCGAGTGCTAGCGGGAGCGTAGTTAAAAAATATGTAGGCCCACGAGCCTATCGTGTGTCGCCTAATGACGTTGTTTTTAACCCTGTTGCTACATCTTTTTCTCAAACCCCGTTAATTCGCCGTATGCTAAAAAGCATTGGAGATTTAATGGACGATATTGAAACAAAACCAAATTTAGGGTATAATAAAAATGTCTTAAAAAGAGCGCTTAAATTACGCTCAAGAATAACAGACGACCCAGAAATTAAAAAAGAAATAAACCTAAGCATTGAAGGTTTTGGTTCTTTAGAAGAATACCTTAGCTCAGACATGGTGGAGTTGCTGGAGTTTTGGGGCGACATCTATGACACCGAAACTGGCACTCTACATAAGAATAAAGTCATTACAGTGGTTGATCGCATGTGGGTTATTCGCAATGAGGACAACCCGCTATGGACAGCACATAAGCCTTTCTACCATTGTGGATGGCGCGTTCGTTCGGATAACTTATGGGCGCAAGGCCCTCTTGATCAGCTAGTAGGCTTACAGTATCGTATAGACCATTTAGAGAACCTTAAAGCCGATGTATTTGATTTAATAGCCTACCCCATCATCAAGCGTAAAGGAACGACTGTAGAGGATTTTGAGTATGCCCCTGGAGCTGAAATAAACTGTGGGGATGAAGGTGACGTAGAGTTTATGCGTCCTGATACGACAGCGCTTAACGCTGACATTCAGATTCAGGAGCTTATGAACCGCATGGAAGAACTAGCAGGTGCACCTAAGCAAGCAATGGGCATTAGAACACCTGGAGAAAAAACCAAGTATGAAGTGCAAGCACTAGAAAATGCTGCTGGTCGTATATTCCAGCATAAGGTGGCATGGTTTGAAAAGAATGTCATTGAACCTTTGCTAAATGGTATGTTTGCTGAAGCTGCTAGAAACTTTGATACGGTTGAGCAAATCAAAGTAATGGACGAAGAAACCAATGCAGAGGTTTTCTTAGAAGTCACTAAAGATGATTTACAAGCTGCTGGAAAACTATATCCCATTGGTGCGCGTCACTTTGCACAGCAAGCTAAGTTTGTACAAGAGTTGTCTCAAACTATAGCGGCTGTACAAGCATGGCCTGAGTTAAAAACACACATGAGTGCTAAGAACGCTGCCAAAGCGCTTGATGAAAACTTAGGATGGAGTAACTATGGTTTGTTTAAAGACAATGCAATGCTTTTTGAGCAAGCAGACACACAGCGTTTAATGAATCAAATTCAAGAAGATTTACAAACCGAACAATCGTTACCTGTGGAGCAACCTGAACAATGAATACACTTTTAATGAAACATAAGCCTGATGACATTAGTAAAGAAGATTTTGAAGGTCTGTGGACAAATGCAGGGTACACATTAAGAGCGTTGTATCAAGTTATTTTAGAACTCAAGCAAAATTCTCATAACATCCGTCGTGAGGATTTTGATTGCCCAAACCATTACGCAAAACTCTGCTACGAAGGGGGTTTGTGTAATGCTTATGACAAAATCTTGGCTATGTTACCAGACACGGCTAAGAACTAACTTTAGGAGACTTCCTTGACCGAGGAAACCATTTTTTCCGCTGAGAGTACCAACAATCAGCAAACCGTTGCAACTACCCAAGAGCAACAAAGCTATCTTACCGCTTTGGTAGGAGAAACCCAAAAATACAAAACACCAGAGGAATTAGCTAAGGCTTACGCTAACGCTGACCAGCACATCTTGGAATTAAAAGAGAAGCTGCGAGTGGCTGAAGCAAAGGCACAAGAGGCTAAAACCATTGATGATGTTTTGGAACGTATTGCATCTAATAAGGAAACTTCAACAGAAGATACCCCTTCTGCTGTTCCAGCTATTAAGCCAGAAGAACTAGAAGCCCTAGTAGATAAGACGTTAAGTAAGCGTCAACAAACGGAAGCACGTAACGCAAACCTTTTAGCGGCTGATAAAGCCATGAAAGAAAAGTTTGGTGAAAAAGCAGTGGAAGTGTTTAAGCAGCAAGCTAACACCCCTGAAAAAGCCAAAGTGCTTATGGAACTTGCGGCTGTTGACCCCAATCAGTTTGTGTCTATTTTCGTTGGTACTTCTAATGTATCCAGCAACTCAATGGACACAGGTTCTTCAATTACTACCAGTGTTAGAGACGTAGCACAAGGAAATAGAGCTAACATTGAAGGCACTAAGGAATGGGCGGCTAAAATCCGCAAAGAAAATCCTAGCCTTTATTGGTCAAGCGGTTTCCAAGCTAAGTTTCAATCAATGGCGGTAAAGAATCCTTCTCTATATTATGGCAATTAAGGAGCATTTACTATGGCTGGTTTTGATTATGCAAAGGTAAATGAGCATCTTGTACGTGCTGAAGTTTGGTCAAACGAACTTAAAGACGTTTTACAAGAAATGCTCATTGGTACTAAATATGTGCGTTTTTTGGAAGGTTTTGGTGATGGCAACCAATTAACTATTCCTTCTGTCGGTGAACTGCCTGTTCGTGAAGCAGACGAGAACAGCCCTGCTGTATTCGATTCTGTTGACACTGGTGAGTTTACTCTATCTATTGACCGTTACCCCGAATGTGCTACTTACATCACTGACAAAGCTAAACAGGATAGCTACTACTTCAATCAATTGATTGGTAGCTTCCCTGGTAAAATGCGGCGTGCAATTGATGAAAACCTTGAAACTAACGTGATGAATTTGGCTAATACCCAAACGCTAAACGATGCTAACAGCATTAACGGCGCACCTCATCGCTTTGTTGCTTCAGGTACGTCTAACACTGTGCTTGCACCGGAAGATTTTGCTAAAGCTAAGTTTGCTTTGGACAAAGCTGCTGCTTATGGCGCTCGTGTGGCTATTATTGACCCGTCGCAAGAGTTTGAAATTAACCGTCTCACTAACATCACTAACGTATCTAATAACCCGCAATTTGAAGGCATTATTACCTCTGGTATGAGTGCTACTGGTTCTATGCGGTTTATTCGTAACATTTACGGTTTTGATGTGTATGTAAGTAACTTCTTAGGCACTCCAACTGACACCGCTATTAACGCTGATTCGCGTGGTAGCATTAGCGTCCCCACTGCACCTAAAACTAACATCTTTATGTCTGTTGGTGGCGATCTAACCCCGTTTGTTGGCGCATGGCGTCAAATGCCTCGCGTTGAGTACGAGCGTAATAAGAATATGCGCCGTGATGAATATGTTATGAACGCTCGTTATGGTTTAAAACTATATCGTCCTGAGTGCTTGGTTTCTGTTATTTCTCGTTCAACCATTTAATTGAAAGGATAATAACATGACTAGAGCATCTTTGTGGACTAACGCTGACGGTTTGGTTGTCGGCTTTGGTCAAAATTTATCAGACTTTGATAACGTAGGCGCTGTGTCTACTGACAGCAACGAAAAAGAGCTAGTGTTTGTCATTGACGGTGAAAAGTTTTCAGGCGGGGTGTATAACTTCGTGACTACTGAGGCTTTGCCTGTTGGTGCTTCACCTGTTTCTGCTTCGGTGCGTGTTAGTGAAGTGTTTGTGTTGGGAGGCACTACTCCTACCATTCAGGTTGGTACGTCTGGTACTGGCGCTGCTACTGTGTTTGGTTCCCTTGCAGAAGCAAGTGCAGAAGCACTGGGTACTTATAACCTGACGGTAACTACTACTCCG